ACTCTTACTGTTGCTGTTACTACCCCCGGCACTGCTTGGTCAATTCGTGTATCAAGTAACCTTACCAAAGTTGATGCAGCTTCCACAGAAACTTGGCCTGATGCTCTTGAGGCCGTTCAGGATGAGAATGATGAGTGGTATGCACTGGTAGCAGAAAGCCGTACTGCTGCTGACCAACTGGCACTTGCTGGTGTAATTGAAGCTCAGCGTAAAATTTATGTGACTGCAACCGCTGACCCTGTTACTGTTACTACCGGAACCACTGATATTGCTAAACAACTATCTGATCTTAACTATGATCGTACTGCTGTTGTTTATCTGTCAAATGCTGCTACTCAATACCCAGAGTGTGTATGGGTAGGCAGCCAGCTCCCAGAAGTTCCCGGCTCCAATACTTGGAACTTGAAACAGGGTAGTGGGATCACTGTTGACAGTCTCTCAGAAACCAAAAAGACTAATCTCCGTAATAAGAAGTGCAACTTCTACACCCGTAAAGCTGGCGTAGAAATCTTCCAAGATGGTGTTATGTCTTCAGGTGAATACATCGATGTAATTATTTTCATCGACTGGCTTTATGCTCGTCTACAAGAAGCTATTTTCTTCCGGCTGATTAACAGTAAAAAAGTACCTTACACCCGTCGAGGCGCTGCTGTTATTGAGAACGAAATTCGCACTGTTCTTTCTCAAGGTGTATCTAATGGCGGTATTGCCGATGATACTCCATACGTTGTAGTAGCTCCCGATCCACTTGCAATTTCACCAACTCTACGTGCTCAACGCATTATGGGTGACTTCACTTTCACAGCTCGCCTCGCAGGTGCCGTACATAAGGTTATTGTACGTGGAACCGTGGGTGTCTAAGGAGAATATAAATGGCTTCAGCTTCTGAAATTCTAAGCACTTACTCTCCTGAAGATGTGTATGTTGTACTTGCCAATGGCGCTTTTAGTTACACGCTGACTGGCTTCATGGATGGCACATTCATCAACATCTCTCGTGAAGTTCCAGCATCTACCTTGTATGTTGGCGGTGCTCTTAGTAATGCCCGTACAATTCGTGCCAACAAAGCATCAAGCGTCACTTTCAGCCTCATGCAAACAAGTGATGATAATGACATTCTATCTCAACTTCTGTCCAATGATGAAGTGGCACGAGATAATACTTGGTTGTTCAGTCTAACCATCAAAGATGGTACAGGTCGTTCTCTGTGGTATTCCCCACAAGCCTTCATTGGTACAGAACCAGATCGTAGTCTGTCAACCGGCGTAGAAACCCGTGACTGGGTTATTCAGTGCGTTTCTCTCACTGGTAAAGCTGGCGGTAATGGGAAGTTCACCCCAGATTCAGCAGGCGCTCTGACTGCACTTGGTGGTACTGTAGAGCCTAAGTGGGCTCCCTAAGATGTAATCTGGAAGGGAGGGGCAGAACCCCTCCTTCTTACTAATTTATAACAAGGGTATATAATGACTCAACTAGCGACGTACAGCCCAGAAGAAATCAATATCCTTGTAGCTGGCATTGTACCACTTACTGGACTTGCAGCGGGTAGTTTCTTAACTATCTCTAAGAATCTTCAACCTTTTTCCACACAGCGTACAAGCGACGGTGAGGTTGCAAGACTTCTGAATAATGATAATACATACACAATTAGTATTACCCTACACCAAGGGTCAGAAGATAATGAAGTATTTAGTAAACTGTCTGTTCTAGATAAAACTACTATGAAGGGTAAGTTTCCGTTATTCATAAAAGATTTAATTGGAACATCTTTCTTCTATTCAACCACAACGTGGATTGAATCTGAACCAGATCAAGATTTTGCCGATACATTAGGTACAAGAACTTGGGTTCTTAGGAGTAGTCAGGCAATTACCAATATTGGTAGTAACGTGGCACCATCTGGAATTTTGGAAGATATTACAAATACACTAATAGCATCAGCCCCTGTATTTGCGGAGATTATAAATGGCATTTAATGTTAATACTTATGATCCCGGCAGTGTAACTCTTACATTTGGTGGGTACACACTTACCGGATGGAACACTATTTCAATTAAGAAATCTCAAGCAATCTACACCACAGTGAAAGGTATTAGAGGTAAGAATACTCGTTATAGAAATATAGATACATCTGCTACTATTATATTCTCTTGTCTACAAACTGGTGAAGCTAATGATATAATGTCAGAGATTCACAGAAAAGATTTTACTTTTGGTACAGGTAGAATATCTCTAACACTGAAAGACAATAGTGGTAATTCCCTCTTTCATTCCCCGGAAGCGTTTATCACAGACTTTCCAGAAACTATCTATAGTGGTGAATTTGAATATAGAGTGTGGACTATCAGTTGTCTAACCATAAAAGAGTGGAACACTGGTGGTAACTCAGTTGCTCCAGACTCGCTATTCTCTAAAGCAACAACTTTTGTTGGTGACACATTGTCCACCATCTTTTAATATATCTGAGGAATAAATAATGTTAAACGCATATCAAACAAAAGAAATTGAGGTTAGCGGAGAAATCTATAACCTTAAGAAATTCAAAGCTCTTGTAGGACTGGGTATTCAAAAAGAGATTCATGATGCCAAGCTATTTAGCGATGAAGGTATCAATGTAATGGCACTCACCCCAGATCAGATTTTCAAGATCATCTCAAATGGATGTAGTAAAGGTAGTGTCGCGTTCGACCAAAAGACATTTGATAACCATTTCGCCGGCAAGTACATGGAAATCTACCAACTTGTGGCTGAAGTGCTGATGTTTAACTACGCCGACCCAAACGCAGAAGCCGGTACAGAAGAGTAATAAAAGGCTCAAAAGTACCGGCTACAGAAGAAATGAGAAAGTTATCTGATACATTCTCACAAGATTTTGAAGTGATGAGAGTCCTTACATATGAACCTCGTCTTTGCACCAAATATGAACTTGAACATCTTTACTCGATAGATGATTTCTATGATTTTGTTGAAATTATTGATGCTCAAGAGACTATTAAAGAAGAAGCAAATAAAGCCCAAGAAGCTAGAGCAAAACAACAAGCTAAAGGATAGTTGAATGGTAGCCATTACTCAATATTATGCTAAGGTCGGAATATCAACCGATATGGCACAGCTTAAAAAGGTAGACCGATACCTTCAGCTTGTAGAAAAGAAGTTAGTAGATTTTCAAAAGAGACTTTCTAAAAAGAATGGTGCTCTTACTGTTAACTTTAATTTTAATACGAACAGACTACAATTTGATGTTCAAAAAGCTTTCAACGATGTTAGTCGTAGGGTTAGATTCCCTGTAGACAATTTTGTAATTAATAAACAAAATTTGGTAGGTCAAGTATCTGCTGCTATTCGTCAAGCAGTCGGTCAAGCTAATAAGAATATCACCCTGACTCCTAAAGTAAATAAAGTATCTGGTAATACATCTTCTGCCACTTCAGGAGGTGGTCGCAGTCAAGCGTCTATGTCAAGGGCTAACTTTCTACATGCAGGTGGTGCAGGTGGTGCTCTTGCTCGATATGGTGTTGGAGCACTACCATTTGTTGGTGGTGTTTATGGTCTTGGTACTTTGAACACAGCTAACCAAGATATGATGAGTGCTCAAATTGCAGCTCAATCTGTTCTAGGTTCTAATGCAAAACCAATGATGGATTGGTTGATGCAACGATCAGATTACCTCGGCGTAAATTATGCAGACACTTTACCACAATTTACAAAGTTTATGGCGAGTGCCTCCCCATTACTTGGTGCCCAGCAATCCCAAGATGTTTTCTCAAGTTTTATGCAGTTTGGCAGAACTCGTGGTGCAACATCTGTAAGCATGAATCGTGCTCTGAATGCTGTTTCCCAGATGGGGGCAAAAGGGCAAATTATGCAAGAAGAACTAAAAGGACAGCTAGCAGAAGCTAGTGGTTTTGGTGAACTTCCTCAGTTGTTTGCAGAAGCTTACCAGATTCAATCTGGTGGTTCACTAAAAGGTGCTGAAGCTCGTGCTGCTCTTATGGCAGCTATGCAAGATGGTAAAGTAAAGTCTGATGTACTTCCTATCGTTGCAAAACTAATGAATGAACTGTCTAAAGGTGGCATCGAAGCTGCGCGTACAAGCTCTGTTGC